GCCACGGTATTTCCAGTGCGAGAGACATTAATGGTGCCAATATTCCCATCATTGTCGATTGTTCCGTATTCGCTGACATTTACATTTGTACCGTCAACGAGAATTGTTAGTTCGGTTGCATAGAACTTGTTGTCCCCTGCAGAGGTCTTTGATATTGAAACAATATACTTGACCATTCGCCAAACTGTAGCGTCAAAGTTATCAATAACAGTTACGTTCTCAATACCATTGATTGTGTTTTCATTGTTACCTGCTGAGCCAAGGTCTGTTGCCTGTGCTGAAACGGTATCGATTAAATCTTCATAGTTTTCTTGAGTTGGTCTATCGCCTGTTTGAAATAGACTTTTAACTGCTGGAATGGATACTTTAGCCATGCCGTAATTATATCATCCCTTTTAATAATACTATTAGAGAATGTAGTTGCTGTAGCCAATAACTTGCAAAGGAATTGCTGGTGTATTTCCCAAACCAATAGCCACAATTTGAATGGCTGTAAACTTAACTCTAAAAGGCAAAACCTCAGTTATAACTGTTTTTCTTGTAAAGTCTTTTATCTTGACTTCTGAATAATCTATTGGAAAGATTCGCTCTGTCTTGTTTTGTAGGTCATCAAGTATTACTGATGTTGCCATTAATCTGTTACATCTTCAAGAATTCTCATGCTACCCTGAGCAACTGTCCAAACTCTTGTTGGGTCTGAGACTTGAATATCAAAGATGTCTCCTGTTTGTAAGACATTAGATTCTTCTGCTGTAAGCCAAACTGTAAACTCTCCAACAAGGTCGTCTTCATCTGCAACTGGATGTAAAGCCATTATTGTTGTAGCATTATCTGTAATAACTCCAGGAGTTGAAGTGGGTCTTTTAATCTTCATTGCAATATCCCATTCAGATCCAGGACCTTTTAAAATCAAAGGCTCTTTGGCATCGTCTGTTACATAAACCTTAAAACCAGACGTATCTCCACGGACTACAGTCCAAATAACTGTTGGTGGTGGATTACCTATATTATATAATGATTGAGATCCTCTTAAAGTTGCCATTTGTTTATTATATCACGACAAACCGTCTCTGAGTGCTCCCCAGGTACCGTTGCCTTTTGCCTCTACTATTGCTATTCCGTTTACATTATTTGCATAAGCACAAATTCCAACTGCTGCTGCATTTCCTGTTGGCCTAACATTTACTAATCCACCAGATGGTCCAACATACAATATATCTCCATTTGCAAAACTTCCAGTATTTAGTCCATCCATAACTCCAGCAACAACTACAATATCGCTTGAGTTATCTGTTGATTTTCTAAACAAACCTAATATCGGAGATGTTGTCGATGGTAATGCTTTTGCTACAAGGGTTTTGCCTTCTAATCTTCCTATTGCATAAACTGGAACTCCAGTATCTATTTGGACTCCACCAGTTGTAACATCAAGTTGAAAATATGATACACCGTACGCTGGAAGTATTGCATCAAGAGATTCTGCTAGTTTTTTAAAGTCTCCATGTACATTCACAGGGGAGTTTTCAAGGGGATACTTAACTCCCGTGGCTGAAAAATCGTATGTGCTCATAATAAAATAATTATACACCCAGATTTGACTTTTGGCTCAAAATTATGTTATACTTGTCAGTAGACACCTACCAAGGTGTTATTGTTTTCTAAGGAGGAAACTATGATTAAATTTATCGAAAGAAACAAAGAGATCATTAGCACACTCAGTATCGTGGCACTTGTCAGCGTATTTTCTAACACTGCTAATGCTACGCCAGAACTAGATACTAAGAATAATCTTAGCCTGGAACAGGCTCAGTCATCGGAAACCGCCTCGAAAGAGGTTTTTTTGGTTTCTAAGGAAGAAATGTTAGAGAGGTATGCAAATAAGACATCTCTTACAGATTTAGAGTTAAAGAAAATGCTATCCCTTGTTGGCTTCAAAGGACAGAACCTTGTTGAGGCTTGGGCGGTAGCAAAGAAAGAGTCTAATGGTCGCCCATTGGCTTTTAACGGAAATGAAAGTACTGGAGACTCCTCATACGGAATATTTCAGATTAATATGATTGATTCTCTTGGACCTGATCGTAGAGACAAGTTTGAGTTATCGTCAAATGCTGAACTTTTTAACCCAGTACTAAATGCACAGATTGCATACCACATGAGCAAAGGTGGAGAAAACTGGATTGCTTGGAAGGGCATGACTCCAAGGACTAAGTTCTGGATGAGCAAGTTTCCTAAGTAATTAAAGACTACAGGAGGCCATCTTTTATAAGGTGGCCTTTTTTAGTTTTTGTATATAGGTTTGATATAGTCTTTAGACTCAAAATCAAGCCCCATTTCAATTTGCAAGTCTCTATATTCTTTCATATGATCTTGCAGTCCGTATATACCTAAATCTTCTCCATGAAAAATTTTATTTAATCTAATTCTTGCAGTTTTGTCTCTTAGGGCCCAATCAGGATTGTCTCTCCAATGAAAGCCTCCTCTTTTGCCATTGTCTCTATCGTAGTTTGTATATATTGCATTTATTGCTGGAGCAACTAAATTAACTCCACGAACACATAAACGAATTCCAAGACTTATTTCTTCTCCAAGAAAATATAAATATGGATCATAAGGTGCTTTCATAAATGCTTTTACTGAGCCAAAAGCAAAATTTGCAGCAAAGCCATAAACCTTATCTCCATATTCAAGGTCTTCTATGTCTTTCCATCTTAAAAGATAAACATACTCAGTTTCATCCCAAACAGCATCTACTCTGTACAATGATTCATTTTCTATATTAATAAGATCTTTTGAGTTTCCGTTCTCGTCCCACTCTTTTGTAAATCCATGAGGATACTTTGTAAATATGTATTCCTCACCCCACTTTACTGAACACTTAATGTATTCTGAAATTAACATTTCGTCCCAGTCTTGTTTTGCTCTTGAGTGAGAGTCTGTATGAAGAAAGTACTTATACTTTTCTGATAAAAGAGAGTTTGCAAGATGTCTTCCAGAACATGCTCCATCTGCTAATCTATAGTCAATTTGCTGATAAGAAATTTGCTCAGAAGGAATAAAAGAAAAGTTAAAGTCTATTTCTTCTCCTTCGTGTGAGACTAAAGAGAAAAATAGTCTGTCTTTATGCTTTGCTTTTTCATAAAAACTTCTAACTGTATTAATTAAATCTGGATCTCTATATCCAGCAAGACTTACAAAAATTTTATCCATATTATATTCTACCATTCTATTTCATCCATGAAACTACTGCATATCTTGTTCCTTCAAGCACGGGACTAACAGAGTGATTATAAACATACGTAGAAGGAAATATAATCATCTGGTTTGCCTTTGGCTTAAATGTGATATTAAATCTGGGGAAACTAATCTCTCCCCCAGAATAGTTATCGTTTATGTAATATACCGTCGAAATTCTTCTATGATAGTCTGGATGGTCGTCAATGTGATTAGTAAATTTTTGACCTACTCCATACTTTAAAATTCCATAAGAATCGTGCCATGTAGTATAAATACCAAAGGATGCTTGATAATCTTTTTCAATTTTATCAAAATTTTCAAAAAACATATTGTTTAGTGTTGAATTAAAAGCAGAAGGGAAATTGGTAAAATCATCTAATATTTTTCCAGAATAAGGAATTCCTAATGTGCTTGTATCTCTTGTATTAGTATTTACTTTTGAGTTATCGCCTTCTTTTACTGATGCTGGTATCCATTCTTTTCCTGATGAAACAACTCCTTCTTCAATATCAGATGCCAGATTTTCACTATTTGGAATTACGTTACTATAAACAACTATTCCTGGGGCTATTTCTTCTTTTAACATTTTACCATTTTCCTAATGGACATGTTGCTAACTTTAACTTAGTTTTTGCAGCCATAAAACATCCACACTGTTTGCATTGTTTTGTTAGTTTAATAAGTTCTGGACAAGCCTGACAAATACTATATCTTTCTTTTGACAAAGACTCATCTGCCCATTCAGTACTGGGGTTTAAAAGATCCCACGGTCTTGTTTCTCCAAGACTTTCTTTATATTTTTCCCAAGCAGATTTTTCTGACATTTTTTCTTCTTTCTATTACCAATTACTTAAAGTATATCATATTGAATTACTAAATAATATTATGTACAATTTGGTGGTGTTGAAGATGATCCACCAGTAAACGATGATCCCATTGCGCTACATTGAGCAGTAAGGTCTGCAGCAGATGGTCCGCTAACTAAAGTTCCGTCACCACAGCATCCGTAAACAGTTGTTGGTTCTGCTTCTGTAGGTGTAGGTGTTGGTGTTGGTTCAGGAGTTGCTGGGAAGAACGGTGGGAAGAATGGGAAGAATGGGAAGAACGGGAAGAATGGTGGGAAGAACGGGAAGAATGGGAAGTAAGGGAAGAACGGTGGGAAGAACGGGAAGAACGGGAAGAATGGCGGAGCAGTGCTTGTCGGTGTTGGAGTAGGCGTTGGCGTTGGGGTAGGTGTTGGTGTTGGTGTTGGAGTACAGTTTGGAAGTGCTGGTGCAGATCCTTCCTGGTATGTAACATTTGTTGCGTCATATTGATTTTGTACAAATGATTGAATGTCTCCAAGTGTTGGGTATTCAGATCCTCCAATAGAAATTGCTTCTCCTCCAGCGCAGAAAGATGCAAAGAATCCGCCTGTTGGTGTTGGTGTAGGTGTTGGTGTTGGTGTTGGTGTTGGTGTTGGTGTTGGTGTTGGTGTAGGCGTTGGTGTTGGTGTAGGTGTTGGTGTAGGTGTTGGGGTTGGTGTTGGGGTTGGTGTTGGTGTTGGAGTACAGTTTGGAAGTGCTGGTGCAGATCCTTCTTGGTAAGTAACATTGCTTATTGAAATATATTGTCCAGCAATCCAGTTCTGAAGTTCACCAAGGGTTTCATACTCGCTTCCACCTTCTGTAACTGCTAAGCCGTCAGCACAGAATGTTGCAAAGAATCCGCCAGATGGAGTGGGTGTTGGTGTTGGTGTTGGGGTTGGTGTTGGGGTTGGTGTTGGTGTTGGTGTAGGTGTTGGCGTTGGAGTAGGTGTTGGTGTTGGTGTTGGTGCTGTACAGTTAGTTGGTAATGCAGGCATTGAAACTATTGAACAAGAGAAGTCTGTTCCACCTCCTGCTGGGAATCCAGCAACTACAGCAGCGTATGAAGCACAAGCAGTGTTTATGTTTGTTGATACATTGTTGTTTTCGTCAACAAAGAATGTGTCTGAGGTTGGTACTCCTTGATAACAATAAGTTATATATACATTTCCTGTTGTAGGACTTGGTGTAGGCGTTGGTGTTGGTGTTGGTGTTGGTGTTGGAGTAGGTGTTGGTGTTGGAGTAGGTGTTGGTGTTGGTGTTGGTGTTGGTGTTGGTGTTGGTGTTGGAGGGAAAGATGGTGGAGTTGGATCAAAGAATGGGAATGATGGTGGTGTAGGGTCTGTTGGAGTAGGTGTTGGAGTAGGTGTAGGAGTAGGTGTTGGAGTAGGTGTAGGGGATGGAGAGGGTGTTGGTGTTACTGTATTAAGTAAGTTTCCAAAAAAAAACCATGTATTGGTGTCTATTTTAACTAAAGTACCTTTTGAATATTGTCCGTCTAAAGATTTTATACTAGACTTACTGTTAATTGAAACAGCACCACTACCTTCAGACACTGTTACTGAACCAGTTCCTGTTTGAATTATATCAATAGAATATCCTACTGGAATTTCTACTAAAGCATTTTCTGGAAGTGTTACAGTAATTGGATTAGAAGAATACAAAATAGCAGTTTTGCCAACATCTTCTGGGGACAATGAAAAATTTGATGTTTTTGTTATGACCGTTCCAGTGTTTGCAATTTTTGGTTCAAGATCAAATCTTGTATCAACAGAATTCCAGTCAATTCCGATACCAGCAAGTTCTGGATATCCTCCAGTAGCCCCTTCTATTGCATTTTCAACATATGCAGTTGTTGCTAAAAGTGATGTATCGTCTATCCCGTGAACATTTTGTGTTAGTGCAGCGTGTGTAGAATCTGCATTGGCTAAACTTTTAAGGTGTCCTGCTACAGACTTTGTATTTATACCGTTTGTTGTTCCAAGATTGTTATCTGTTGGGATTACTGTTGATCCATAGTGATAAAGTCTTAAGGCTTCCTGAATATCTGCTGCATCTTCATAGCCAGGTATCTTGGTTGGGTATAACCCAGAGCCATTTTCCGTATCATCAATAAATTCAGCAGCCATCACATATCACCATCTTAGATTATACCACCGTAATTAGGAAATGAACATATGCTGTTTCATTTAATCCAGTCCACTCCCCTCCAGAAAACTCAACGGCACGAATATTGATTGGAAGTATTACATCACCAGTACCAGCCTGAATTGTTATTGGATTTATAGATATTGAGTGTGCGATAGGATTTTCGGGGTGAGAAAAGGTGCATTGAATATTAAAATTTTGTTCTGTTAGACCACTAATAAGACTCATAGGAACAATGTTTGATACTTTAAAATCTACAGGGTCAGTAGCCTGTCCATTTGTAAAAGAAACTTGTCTAATTACGCTAAACTTATCTGTCATCAATTTAGAAGTTTGCACCCAAGTGTTAACCCCAGCATTATTTACATACTGATATAAAACAAGATAGTCTTCATCTGTTGCTTGTACGTTTATATATAGATCAAGTAGTTGTAATGTAACAGAATGTGATATTGTATTTGGATCTCCATATCCTACAAGAAAAAGATTTCCTCTATCTCCTTGTGGACCAAAATCTACATTTACTTGAACATCAGTTGTGCCACCAATTACCTTAACATCATCGGGTGATACAAATATGTTTGTCATACTGCAGTCCACTTAGGATAAAGTTTTACGTCTGCACTAATATTTAGAATTGTAGATCCTACTGCGTAATTAACTCCAAGTCCATCTGCTGCTGTGTTCCAGCCAGAAAATGTAAAACCTTCTCTTACAAGAGTTCCATTATTTGCAACAACTGGATCTTGGTTTGTAACGTACTTATTTTGATCGGTTGGAACTGCTCCTCCAGTTGCATTAGTATTATGATATATAACACGATATGTAGGAATTGCTCTACTTGGATTTCCAATATCTTGAGTTATGTCATCTGTCACTGAAATTGATCCAGTTAAAAGTGTAATAACTTTATCATATGTTCCTGATCCTTGAGAATAAATTTGAACATCATAAACATATGTGGTGGACGAGTTCATTAGCGCTCCATTTTCAGGGGTAATTGCACAGGTAATATAGGTTCCGCTACCATCAATTGAGGCATGTCCAAAAAGTGTTGTTGTTGGGTCTTCTCCACGCTCTGTAGCAATTGTAAATGTTGCATTACTATAGTCATTTAGACTAAAAATAGATCCATCAGTCTTTTGAGGGTAGATTTTAAACTCATAGGTGTCACCCTTGTAGTAATTTATATTAAGTTCGCCTGGAAATGCCATGATTTTATTATACCACGCTGACGTAGACAGAATTAAGAATTACAGATGCATCAAAATCTGTTCTAATCTGTGGAACTGCTCCATTGCCCCACATAGCCTTATCTTCGATAAAGATATTCTGAGTAACTGAAAGATTATAAACATTTTGGTACTTTAACGAACCTACAAATTGGACAAACTCCTGATCCTTGCTTGCAAAGTATGTCCTTAGCCAAACCTCAGTATTGGCGGTATATGTAGTTAGTTCAAAGTTGTATGTTACGAATATTTGGGAGCCTTCTTTTATACCGTGGAAGTTTAGGGCTCTCTGGTGACTATTCCAAAGGCTGGTACAACCTTTAGGAAGGTATATCTCATTTTGCTCTTTGTCTTTTGTATCTAATAAAAGTGTTACCCAGCCATCATTTCCTTGAGACACTCCAAGTTTTGTTGGTTTGTCAATAGTATTATTGTATGAAGCCCAACCTGCTTGCTGTCCTGAAGATGATAAAGAACTTATCCCGTCTTTACCTGCTGGACCTTTATCACCCTTTGGACCTGGCTTTCCTTCTTGGCCTTGAGGTCCTTCTTTTCCATCTTTGCCATCTCTACCGTCTCTTCCTGCTGGCCCTTGTGGTCCCATTGGGCCAGGGACTGGAAGAAATGAAAGTGAATTATCTGCAGTAGGAGATGCCTGACTTTGTTCTACTTGTGCAGCATAAGATGATTTCTTTGCACCTGGAAAATCCATAGATTTAGAAGCAGCCATAAGGACATTATCTCATAACTATTTGTTTACTTTAAATATTTTATTCTTGATTTTAATTATTGATGGCAACTCAGGTCTTGGAGTTGTAACTTTTACTACTGCCATTATAGGCTACCCGTAATATCTCCTATTACAGAGATAGTTCCAATCAAAGGTGTCCAAACTGTGTCTTCATCAATAGTAACCTGAAGATCAAATGTTAACTCTGTTACAACTGATTTAAATCCAGTACCCCAAAATTGAGTCAGAGATGCTGGAGCCATAATATCTACATATCCTTCTCCTGCTGTAACTTCTAAGGCATCAAGAACATCAGACTGAGGATCATAGGAAGTGGCCTCAAATGTCCAATCAGAGGTATCAAAATATGTTGTTTCATCGTCTTCTAAAAATTCAACTCTAAGCGGAGAGGTATCTCCTCTAACTATATTCCATTTAATTCGAGCAGGATCTGCTCCAAATATCTCAGGTGAACAAAGACTCATATTGAGATTATACCATAAAAAATGACTAGTACTCAGGCTGGTGGGTATGAGAGACAAACCAGAGTACTAGTCAATATAAAGTATATCATATCAGGACAATCTGGACATTGATATTAAAAGTTATCAAATCGTTATTGTCTGTAATGTCCGTTTTGTATTGTTTTGTAGTAAATCATCAGAAATGGGTATGGTGTATACTTAAAATATATAAGAAAAAAGAACTATCTTTAAGGTTTGTTTTTAAAAGATATATTATATATAGTATATAGGAAATTACTTATTGCTTTTAGCAATATGCTCAATTAATATTTTATACATTTCATCAAGTTTCTTTTCTTGTCTATCTCGTGACATTATAGAGTCAACTCTTTGACATTCAACAGCATCTTCAAGTCTATTGATTTGGTCTTTTAGTGATGATCCACCATTGGTTTTAAGTTCGCTTAGATAATGTTTTACAAGCCACTTGATTGCAAGACCGAGAGATGATACAATTGTAAGTATTGCTACGATTAACGAAGCCCAGTCCTGGATTGTCATAACTAGATTATTATAAGGGGTATTTTAATAAAATGAAAACAGACATACTTGACACGTTAGAGTATTCCAAGAATTTGATTATATCTCCTGACATGGATGGTTTTATGACCGCAAAATTATTAGAGCGTTTTAACGGTTCGAAAATAGTGGGTTCATATGACAAAAATATTTTATGTCTCGCCGACGGGATCAATCCAGAAGAATGCTTGTTCGTCGATTGTGATATGAATAGACAAGAGTACGTATCTCTCGGAAATCATATGCGCCTACTTGATGACAATATGTCAGTCGAGTCGTTTAATCCAAATGTTCATTTCGGCGTGACGACATATACTGACAAGTTCCCATATGCAACCGCTTTTTTGATTTCGTTCGCAACAGAGGTTGATCTTTCCGAACAAGACCTTATACGCATGGCTTTCGCTGACTCAACTCTAAAGAACATGGAGAAGTACAGCGATAACATGCGAAATTGGTCTACACGGATGAATCATCCTGCAGTAAAGTACATAACAGACAATTCGGACATTGCAAGGGATAACGATAGAGATGCAAGGTTTGAATATGTAGACCAAGCATTTGTATCTAAAAGATACGGCAAGGAAAGATACCTGGATACCCTAAATAATGCCCTAGCAGGCCAGCAGATGAGTTTTGAGCCACTAGTCCAGGGTATGAAGTACATGAGTGACAAAGTTGGCATCAATACCGTTATAAGGTATAATAGAGATATAGTGTCATATGCTGAAATATTCGGAGGCGAGTATTCGGTTACATATGATCAAGAGGTGGAGTGGAAGTGAGTGATGATGTTAAGTTTACGGACTTATTTGATCCTAATCAACCAAGATCAAATCGTGAACTCATTGAGTCCCGCCTCAAAATATGCAATGAATGTGAGTGGTTTAAAAAATCACTACAAAAATGTAGAAAGTGTGGTTGTTTTATGAAATTGAAAACCACATTACAAGAAGCAAAATGTCCAATAGAGAGATGGTAAAAGAAAATGAATAAAGACGAAG